GCCTAACAGCTGTTGTGTAACTACTTTACCAATGAGTTTACATTGGGAATCGTCCGGGGGACTGGACGTAGCGAAAGCTTTGTCGTTTGGCACATCCTATCGAAAGAAAGGAGCACCGACCTATGCCGACAGGCATTGACCGTGACACCGCAGTGCTACAGCGTTTGGAAATCCTCGGCTTACCGCCTCGACAATCCTTGCCCTTGGTGCGAGAAATCGCTAAATGGGTGAGATGCACCGGTGAGGAAAGCACAGTTAGACGGTTGAAAGACCTCAAGAACATGTTACTTCACTATGTCTGCGGTCTACCAATTGATCGTACATCGTGGATAGCGACCCATCGAGATGGGACACCGAAAGGACCGTTCCATATCCTCTTTGTGAGGGGAACTCGATGTAGGAGGTTGGCTGACGTTTGGAACGCATTGATGATATACTCTCATTTTGAGAGTGTTCGCATCACCAAGCGGCAGTTGGCGAAGTTTACTAAGGGTGTTCTTAGGGATCCTCCTGATGAGGAGGAGCTAGCGAGGGTCAAACGCTTTATTGACCTCGGACTGGAAAGCCTGAAGCGCATCCGTAATGTTGCACCACCGGCCCCGCAGGGTGATCCTATCATTGCTTACGTAGGTAGTGATAGTAGGCGTGCTCCCACGGGAGTAGGCCTTTCAAGTTCCACCGCTCCTGAAAAGACCACAGCTCTCACGAGCATTCGGTCTTTCGCTCACGGCCTTGCGATGCAAATCGCACCGGGCGTACTTGACGGGACCCTTCGTGGTTCTGAAGAGTACTATAACCACTACGTGACTACGATGATGGAGAACGGTATCGCTCTGCATAGCATCCCTCCAGTAATTGGGCGTATAGCCCTACTGCAAGAGAAAGGATACAAACTCCGCGCAATTGCAAATCCAGCACGGGCTTGGCAGCAAGCTTTTAGACCTCTGCAACGCTACCTTGAAAAAGTAGCGCGGTTGATGCCGGGCAACTGGCAGTTTGACCAGGAGGGAGGAAGAAGGAGGGCGCAAGAATTGCTTCGAGAAACGGGTTATGCCCAAAGTATCGACCTTGAAGGCGCTTCGGACAATATTCCGCTCGAGTTACAAACTCACGTGCTGCGTCGATTAGGGGTTGATGAAGAATGGGTTCAGTTAATCGAATACTGTTCCCAGGGAATGTGGCTTCTACCCGAGGAGGTGGCTGCCTGTAAAGGTACGCTGACCGCAAAGGACTATAAACAGTCACCTTGGTTAGTGGGGCTCAGAACAGATATGATTCAGTGGCTTCAAGGTCAACCACTTGGGCTGCTCTTTTCCTTCAATCTGTTCGCACTTACGTTAGGTCTTATCTATGCAGGAGTTGGATACTACTTGCGGGATAGTGATTTCACGTACGACCCAGACAAAGACTGCAAGTATGTCTATGTCGGAGACGATTTGGCTCACTTCGAAAAACTCCAGGGAGACCTGGTGAAAGACTTGCTTGGTTCAGTAGGCATTCGGGTGTCGAAGGATAAAACCATCGAGAGTGCCGAAGTTGTCGAGTTCACCTCACGGCTTATTACTCGTCAGAAGATTATCGCTTCTCCTAAGTGGAAAAGCTTCGACGATGATAACTTCTTTGACTTCGCAAAAGCGTATGGGGATCGGTGCCATTGGTTCTTCCCGTGGAAGTGGCGTCGACTGTTATACCTACTTGAAGAAGTTCCCGAGTGGTACGGCGGGTTGGGTAAGAATCCACGTGGTGTGGATCTACCGACTCGAGAATGGCCTTTCGTTTCTCGTGAGCTTACGGATGGTAAACCCATTCGACCAGCAGTTAAGCTGGAGCTAGCTGGTGCGCGTGCTACGGAACTGTTTTGGAACAGCCCAATAGCGGCTCTACAAGGCAGTGCACGCATGTTCAACATTAGCGTGCGTCGGACCTCCGACCAGGAGATCCTTGAGTTTGTCAGGGAGTTAGTACCTGTAGGAATACAGACTAAGCTGGAGACCTTCTCTGGCCTTGATTACCTGACCGAAGACCTCATTCGGTTGCTCTCTCTTGCGAGAGATGTGACTTATGAGGCCGCTCATACGGATATAGAGTTCTTAAACCTCCTTCCTACATATCTTGTTGATATGTATAATGAATACCTAGCGTCTGCTGATATTCCTCTGATGGACTTAGCTTGGAAGACGCCAAGCCGTTGGTATATTGAGTTGGTTGAGAGTCGTCTCCCAACCGAGGCCTCGGCCTCTATCCCACGTGCCACGTCGAAGCGCCGCCAGTTGGAGCGTCTCGTTAGAGCAGTAGGTTTGGGTTAGTACGCGCCATGCGCGATGTAACAGCCACCTTGGTGGTGACCCCTTTGTGAAGGGTATAAAGTTTCACACGTCATTAGAGACGCGTTTCCGAAACGCGGACGTTAAATGAG